CTTCTCGGGTGGCGTCCGTGGGTCGGCAATCTCCGCGTCGCGCTCTCGCCGGACATCGTCGCCGTGTGGGGTGCGGACGAACTCCTGCCGCGCCTCGTCGTAACGCTGGAAGTGAGTATTGGTCGTGTTGCCAGGCGACCAGGCGCCGCCTTCCTCTGCACCGCGCTGTGCCTGCATGATCTCGGTGAGCGTGACGCGGTCCGCCTCGGGAACCTTCGCCATGAGGTCGTCGACCGCCGAGGCAGGGTCGAACAGCGGGCGTCCGAGCACCTCGCGCGCGATGGCTCGCTTGCGCGCCACCGTAGCGATGTTCGACGGGGCGTTCAGCGCCCACTTGATTTGGCTCTTGACCGTCTCGCGTTCGGTTGCGTAGGGGCCCTCCATCGAGAGCAGCTTGTTGACCAACAGCGCCGCGCCGTCGACCGCCAGCTTGAGCCCGCCCGTGGCAACAATGCCGCCTGCGTCCGCGATGTAGTTGCGGAGCGCCTGCGCGTTCTCTGCCTTGGTGAGCTCCGTCCGTGCGTCGGCGCGGTCCCGTGCGAGCAGCCCCATGTCCTCGCCACGCTTGACCTTGAAGTCGGCGAGAGCGAGCCACGCGTCCGCGTGGTCCTGCGATGTCTTGAGGTACTCCTCGCGTGCGTTGCGCGCCTGCACTTCGAGGGTTGCGCGACGCTCCACAACGGCCGGGAGCATCGCTGGACCCGAGCGGTCGAGCGCGGCAAGCTCCTCCTCTGCTGACAGCCACTTCTCCTTCGCTGCAGGGACGCGGGACTCCCGCGCCGCCTCGATATTCACGAGCGCGGCGTGCTCGGCGGCGAGCGGGGCAAGGTTCGCAGTGGCGGACTCCATGCGGGCGCGGGCGGCGGGAAGCGCGTTCGGGTTGGCGCCCACCTCTGACAGCTTGCGGAACGCGGGGCGAAGCTGCCCTGCCGTCATGGCCACGCCCATCGGGCCCTTCTCGATGGCGCGCACCGGGTCTAGGGCCATCTCAATAGGCTGTCCAACCATCCCCGCCGCCGTGTCAGCGATTGTGGTTCCGAGTCCCTTGGTGGCATCGAGGAGCGGGACGCCGCGCGCCGCCTCGCTCGCTCCGCGCCAGCCTGCGTCGGCAAGCTGAAGCGGCATCGCGGCGAACGCCGTAAGCTCGCCCGGCAGCGCCATCGCGGAGTTGACGAGGAGGTCGGTGAGCCCCTCGGACTGCGCGTTGCTCTTGCCAGCCCACATGTTCCCGGTGGCATCCCACGCACGCCCGGCTGCTGCCGGCGCAGCGTCCACGACGTTCTGCGCGACGGCAAGCGGGGCGTTGACTGCCATCTCGCCCGCTTTCTGCCAGATGCTGTCCTCCTGCGACGGCTGACTCTCGGGCGCGACGTCCGTCTCTCCGGTGACGTAGTCGTACTGTCGCCCGATGGCACGCCCCGCACCGGCAAACGCGCCCAACGGGTTGAGGTCTTGCGTTGTCCAGTCGTGCTGCGCGGCGGCGTCGAGGAGCCCACCGACGGTCTTGCCTGCTCCCATGACTGCGCCTGACGCTGCCTTTGCTGCGTCCTGCACGCCGCCTGCGAAACCAGGAAGACGACGGGCCCCGGTGAAGTTGAGATGCTCAGGGCGCTGCCCGGTGATGTGCTCCACAAAGGGACTGGCGCTCTCGTACGCGACGTCGGCCGCGCCCTGGAGTGCGGCAGGTGCCGCCATCACGGCGCCACCCACCAACGACTCGAGCTTGCTGTTCTCGCTCAGCATGCCCTGGTCGTTCTTCGTGGCGATGCCCGTTTGCTCGGGGTCGACTTCCTGCCCCTTGAAGCCACGAGTGAGCAGATCGCCCATGCGCTCTTGAAACGCTGGGAGTGTGAGCGGCGGAACCTCGGTCCACCCACCTCCGGCGGGTTCGGGAGCGGGCGGCGCGGGTGGCACGGCAATCGGAGGCTTGAGCGACATCTTCGACATGTCGTCGAATCGTGACCAGTCCTGCTTCGGCGCAGCGACCGGCGCCAGTTGGTTCGGGTCGCTGATGTCCAACTTCGGCGGCTGGAACAGGTCGGCGACGAGGTTGGACGTAGGTGCAGGCGCCTCACCCAGAAGGTGCGCGTACTTGCTCGGCGGCGTGGGCTCCGTTTGCTCGAGGAGATGGCCGTACTTACTCGGCTTCGGCGTGGGCGTAGCTGCTTCGCCGAGAAGGTAGTCGTACTTGCCCACGGTTCACTCCTAGTAAATGCCGTCGATCCAATCGTCGAGGTTCGCCTTTACGTTCGGCTCGGTCTTCGCCCGCTCGATGATGGCACGGATGCGCGGGTCTGACAGCGGCACGCCATTCGCGTTCGTCTCTCCGCTTTGCGCCGGAGCTGGCTGCGCCGCTCTGGGTACGGTGCGCGAGCGAGCGGACGGTGCCGGCTGAACCCGGCGGAGATACGACTTGCGCGCGAAGTCGTACGCCGGCTGAAGTTCGGGCGTTGGCGCCTTGTCACCGTTGATGGCGGATACAATCTGGTCGCGCGTGAGCGGCGGGTTCCCTCGGGCATCAAGTGCCGGCACCTTGTTCCTGCCGAGGAAACTCCTCTTTCCGTCGGCCTTCGGCTGACCGGCGAGCACCTCGGCAAGTGCGCCCGCCCTGGCGTTGCGGTCAGACTTCTCGGACGCTACTGCCTGGTTCTTCTCTTCGCGCATCTTGGCGAGTTCATCCTTCGCCGCCTTGCGCTCTACGGCTGACGCCTCCTTGTCCGCCTTGGCCTGCGCCCGGCGCTCGACGTCTGCGGCGCTTGTGGCCCCTGCGTCACCGATATTCGCCTTGCCCTTCGACATGGCCTCGGTAGATGCGACGAGCATCCGGTTCGCCGCCTCGACGTCTCCGGCAGCGTATGCCGCCCGCACATCATCCGCCTCGGACGGAGACAGCCCGAACGTGATCGGAGACGAGTTGAGGTTCCTCCAGATGGACTGCCCGTTGAACGTGTTGGCGGAGAACGCACCCTTCTCGGGGCGCCCGCCCTTTCCGAGTCGGGCGTACTGCAGGTTGAGCACGACGTCCTTCATCGCATCCGGCATCCCGCTGCCGCCACCCGCTCCACCACCCGCCGCGCGCTCAGGAACGACCGTGTCCGTGAACTGCGTGACCGGACCCCACTCGGTGTCCTTCGCCCCGGTGTAGGTCTTCGGACGGGCAGCGAGGACGTTGCCGCGCTTGTCGTACTTGATGGGCGCCTGGTTCGCCGTGCCCTGCTGCCCGAGGCGCTGCGTGGCTTGCGTCTCCATGATGGCTTTGCGCCGGAAGTCCTCCTTGTCCGCTGCCGCCCTCGCTGCTGCCGCCGCCTTCGCGCCGGCAAGCTTGCCCACTTGAAGCTGCCGCTCCTCGGGCGTCATGGTGCCGTAGGTCTGCGCCGGTGCTGCGGTAACGGGTGGCGCAGGCGGAGGCGCCACTGTCGGTGCAGGTGGTGGCGGCGCCTCCTGCGACTTCAACTTGGGCGTGCCGAACGTGCTCGTGTACCACGCCGGCATCGGAGCCTTGCCGACCGGACCGAGCGTCTCCTGAAACGCGTTGAGCGCCGCCGTGCGCGCCGGGTCGGGCTGCTGCACGAGTGGTGGGGTTGGCGCCGGGTCGGCGGGCTTATCCGGCGTGTACCCGAACATCGCGGGGTACGCCTCGGCGAGCCCGAACCCGTACTTCTCCTTGTCACGCCCCTCGGCTGCCTGCCGGATGGCGAGGTCAGCCTGTGCTCGAGCGCCCGACGTCGACTCGTCGTAGGCCTTCTTTCCGAAGTCCACGGCGGTGTTGATGCCGGTGTTCAGGAGCCCTGTGAGGATCTGGTCGCGGAGCGCCTTGGCGTCCGCTTCCTTTTTTGCAGCGAGCTCGCGCTCAAAGTTGGCGGTGGCAAAACGCTGTTGTTGGGCGTTTGCGGCGATGTTGCCTACGACATTCGGAATGGTCATACGGGCACCTCCTGCCGCGGGTCGATCCCGTTGGTGGTGAGGTAGAAGAGCCAAGCATCGGCCTTGTTGGCATCGCTCATGGCTTCCCATGCCGCCTGCTGCTCAGGCGTTTGCGGTAGTGAGGGCGGAGGTGTCTTCATTGACCAGCCATTCTTAGACCCGCTGGTGTCAAGCCAATGCACAACGTCCTGCTGATCCGTACTCAGGGTCTCGTACGAGTCCTGTTTGACTTGGTTCTGTGGGTTGGTCGTCTGAAGCGAAACGGAAATGGTTCCGTCTGGGTTCTTCGTGCGCACCATTCGCTCAACCGCAGCCGTGAATGCGTCCATCTGGTCAGCCGGGATATTGAGCAGCGCCGCTAGTGTCGAGGTGCTGAACTGATCCCCGCCCGTAAGACCGAGTGCGTTGACCGCCTGCGTCCACTTGTTGGCGAGCGCGTCCTGCTGCTTCTGGTAGTCGAGTTGCTGCTGCGCCAGGTCGCCCGAGCGGCTTGACGACACGCCCTGCATGAGGTCGCGAATGGCCTGCATGCGCGCCTCCTGCCCTTGGAGTGCCGCTGCCGTTTGTGCGTCCGAGACGTTGCGCGCAGTCTGCACGCCGAGCCCCGCGATGTCCGCCGAGCCCATGCCGCTACCGATGCCCTGCGCCGCGAGCGCACGCTGCATGTCGTACTGCTGCTGGATGCCCGCCGCGTTCAGCTTCTGCGACTGCGCCGCGAGCATCTCGGGAGTCATCGCGGAGTAGTCCATATTCGAGCCAGTGAGAGCGTCGTACAGCGCACGAGCCTGTGCCTCTTTGTTTTTCTGCTGCGTGTCACCGTAGTACGCGCTCGTGGCCATCTCAGGCGTGGCTCCGGCGTTGGCCATGGCTTGTCCGGCAAGCGAGTTACCCGTTCTGCCCGGGAGCGAGATAGTGTTCTGCTCTGGCTGGGTTGGGTTCAGCATGCGATGCCCTGCGGCCGAACCGGTGTTCCCGTTGAGCCCCGTGGCGTTCTGTCCTGCTTGAGCCTGGGACACGGTGTCGAGCGCCGCCTTATACGGGTTGGGCGTGGGGGTCGCCGGCTTGGGCGCCTGGTACTGCCCGCCGCCAACAGCTCGTGGCGCAGGGAAAGCAGGGGCGAACTGGTTCTCCATCTGGCGCTGGGGAGATGCGGTCCGCGCCTGCGCCAGCGCGGAGATGCTCTCAGCCGGGCTGACAGCCGGAGCAGTTCCCTGCCCCGCGATGGGCGCCTTTGCCTGCCCCCGCATCGGAGCGCGGGGAGTAGCCATGAACGATGGGTTAGGCATGGTCAACTCCGAATCAGCGTCTTGACGGTAAGGTACGCGGAGAGGTCGGTCGCCGTCGAGACAGCAACCACCGCTGTGAGCGTGAGGACCGTGCCGGCAACGTAGGTCGACAGCCCGCCGAACGCGGTCGAGGACTTCGCCGTGGCGTCGTCGGTGTCCGTGAGCACGAGCGGCGACGTGAACGAGTTGGTCGCGTCACCCGTGAGCGTGAACGTGATGGTCGTGCCGGCCGCGATGGTCTGCGCGGAATAGTCGAACACGAGCGGCACCCACGTCGTCGAAGTCGGAACCGTGATGCGCCACCGGTAGGTCTGCGTCCCCACCGCGCCCGGCACGCAGAACGCGATGGACATCGTGCAGTACGGGGCACTCAGGCTCGCCGTGTCAATATTCCCATTGGACCAGTCGACGACTGCCTGGAAGTTAGCATTGACTGCCGCAGCCGAAGAGGCGACGCCCGTTGAGAACGTGTTTGGTATCGTGAGTGCCATAGTTACGCCACCTTACGCGCTTTGCTCCCAGCGCATGACCATGTCATTCATGATGATAGCGCCCTGGTTTGGATGGTCGCCGGCCATCAGTAATTTCTCTCCTGCACCACCGAAAGGCGCAGCGTGGCAGCAAACCCGGTGGCGGTGGTGGTGTACTGGAGATAGGCAAAACCGGCTGATACCGCTCCATAGAACGTCACGCCTGGCGACGAAGATGTGGTCCCCTTACTCGGGGTCACGGTGCATTCGGCCGAGTTCATCGCCAGGTGTAGCAACCCGGTTTCGATGTCCGGCGTGTTTCCCCGGTAGAGGCTGTACTCGAGCGTCACGCCGTAGGTCTTCGACACATTCCACACTGCTGTAGCGCCAACGTCTGCCTGAGCCACCTGGTTGTTGGCTAGCGTGAACGTGCCAGACAATGGGCCGCCAGACGGGGTGTTGCCCACATCGACCGTGCCGTAGCCGAATGGGTAGTTGATGGTCCCTGGGCTGACGAGCGAGTTGCCAACGATAACCGTGTTCGTCACGAGCGCCGAGTTGACGTTGATAGAGCCCGTCGCCAGAAACCGATTGCCTTCAAACTGGCAGAGATTGCACGTTCCCGTGATGTCGATGCTGCCGGTCGACGCGGTTCCAAACAGGCAGTCCCGCACAACCACGCCGTCGCATCGGCCGGATCCCACGGGGGCGATGCTTATCCCGCGCCCTTCAAGGGATATGCAGTCGTCGACTGTGGCGTAGTTACCTCGGATGTAAAGCGCAGGTGAGGTTCCGAGTGACTGGTCGACGAAAGTGACCCCCTGGATTCTGAAGTAGTCGCCCGTCACGGTGAGCATCGGGAGCGCACCCGCCGTGCGTGCTCTGAAAAACGTATTTGCCGGTGAGAGAGCGATGAGCTCGACGTTGTCTTGGTCGATGGTCAACCCAGAGACGAAGTCCCACGTTCCCTCGGCGAGTAGCACCCGAGTCTTGCCGCCGCCGTTCGGGGTCGATGCCGTGAGGATGGCGTTGGCGAGTCCCATCCCGGGCGTGCAGACCACTCCGAGCGCGTCGAGGCGCCACTGGATGTTGGAGATGGATGTTGCCGTACGCGCCGCGTCGAGCGACCCCGGGGATGACTCCACCACGCGGTCCTTCACCCACGGCAGCCCGTTGGTGCGGCTACCGAGCCCCGCACTCGGGACAGGTCTACCGGTGGGCGTCAGTCTCATCGGTGCGGCGTCCCGGTCGGTTTGAGCCCAACGCTGATGCTCGCGACAGTGACCATGGGGGCGCGGAGCGGGCTGTTATAGCCGTGGTCGACGAAGCCCACACGAAAAGTACGCGCCGTGAGCTGGCCTTCGACGCGGCTCGTGAACCAGTCGATGCCCGTCCATGGGAACGTGCCCCAGAGCCCCGTCCCCCAGAAGTAGTCGCCACCCTCATTCGGGTGACACTTGAGCCGGGCCGTCACCGTCTTGCGGGCGCCGTAGGTCTGCGTCGCCGCGATGTCGTCCTGCATGTCCCATGCTTCGCCCTCGGCGCTGAGGATGAAGTATGGGATATCGATGGGCACCGAGCCCGAGCCGATGGCTGTTGGCCCGCCACCGCCACCCGACTGCGACGTCTGGATGTATCCGGTCGAGAGCATCTTCACCCATACGTCGTACATGAGCGTGAAGTTGGCGTCGTCGCCGTCGATACGCCCCGAGAGCCAGTACACCGGAACGCCCTGGCGCCGGTCGGGGGTCGCTGCCGGGAACACGCCGTCGCTCGGTCCGAGCCCGTACTGCTGCAAGCGTCCGTTGCCGTCGGTCGTGAGGATGGTTCCGTCCACCTCCACTCCATCGCAGAAGCACGAGACAGCGGCTGCGCCCGAGCGCGTGGACTGGAACCAGACGTGCCACGCGCGGTGCTCGAGGTCGTACACGAGCGTCAGCGGCATGCAGTGCTGCGTGAACACCGAGGTCGAGTTGCACGGCATCGACCACCAGATTTGGTTCTGGCTCGGCATGTGCCGCCCGACGATGGCGTCGAAGTCCGAAGGGCTGAACGTCCACGGCCAGCCGAACGCCGAGAGGCGGGTAGTGCCGATGAAGCCGTCGGGGAGGAACGTCTGAAACCCGGTCCACCCGTTCCAGTACGGACTGATGCACTCGGTCAGCTTGACTGCCTCGGGGCTGCCGAGTCCGCCGAAGGCGTAGATGCCTCGCTTGCCGGCGTAGTAAGTCACGCCCGCCACGGTCACGATGCTCGCGTGGCTCACGCAGCCGTCGCAGTCAAACAGCTTACGCAGGCTGAACCCGTCCGACGTGGCGTGGATGGCGCGGTCGGTGAACACGAGTAGCGCCTCGCTCGTAGCGTGGAGCCCCGTCACGCGCTCGCCGGGTGTCGCCCAGATGAAGCTCTTGCCCATGACGCCGAAGGGGTCGTGCTCGTCTGAAAAAGCGACCATATGTGGTGCCATATCGAACGTCTGCCGGTCGCCCTTGAGGTAGACCTCGGGCACGTCGTTCTGAAGCTGCGGCAGGCTACTCGTGATGCGGACCGAGTCGCCGTACTTGAAGCCGGCGTAGTAGGTACGCGTCTGGAACGTCGCCGCGATGCCGCCGAACGGGACGGTCGACCAGTAGGGGAAGTTGGCGGAGTTGAAGCGGATGGCGTCGATTGCCGGGGCTGCCAGCCGCACCGTCGTCAGGTTGATGCTCGGCTCGAAGACGTACGTCTGCGTCGGCGTCACGATGAGCGTCACCGGGCGGTTGCCCACGCCACCGATCGGGGCGAGGAACGTGTCGATGAACGTGCAGACGAAGTCCACGCCGACCGGGCGCTCGCCGAACGACGAGGTCAGGTTGATGGTCGACGACAGCGCGGAGTAGCTCACCGGGTCGAGCACCCGCAGCTTGATGTCGGACGTGTTCGTGAGCTCGGACGGACCCACCACGAGGAGCGCGCTCGGAGAGCCGGGGAAGCTGCAGTGATGCAGCCGCGCCCGCTTGGGGACAGTCGCGCCAGTCGAGCCGAAAGGCCTACGTGCCTCGAGGTTCGCGTTGCTCGTGTCGATGTTCATCCCGATGGGGTAGGTGTTCTCCGCTGCGTCGTTCTCGCGGCAGTCCATCCCCCGCCAGGGGCCCTTGAGCACCACCTGATTCATCGCACCCACCGGATGGTACGCGGACCCGAGATTACCCGCGAGGCAGCGGCATTCTGAATGCGGTCGAGCGACTCCTGCCACATCGCCTGAGCAAGCGGATTTGTGCCCTCGCGCTTCATGTTGGCGAGCAGTGCAGCCCGGTACGCCACGCAGTCGTTGAACTCAGGCGCGCGACCACCGAACATCGACGTCTCGGATCCGGTCAGCGCCGCAAGCGACGTCACCCACGTCAGCCGCATGACCACCGCCGAGGACGGTATCGGCGCTACCGTCATGTTGTAACTCGACACCATCGTAAACCACTGCGGACTGTTTGAGCCGCTCGACCCGTATACCCACGATGGGTCTTGGCTAAGACGATTCGCCCGGTCCTCATAGCGCATCTCGGTGAGTTGGCGCGGCAGGTTGCCCGGCCCGAGCGCCGCCGTGGTAGGCGTTACCTCGACCGTGAGCACCTTGTAGGGATTCAGATTCAGGTAGGACGAGCCCGAGATATCCACGTTCTCGGTGTTCGCGGGCCAAGTGATGGTATTCGACGAAGCGAACCACGATGGCGCGGCATCCACAAGTAGCGTCCACACATGGCGGTGTGCGGCATTGATGAGCGTGAGCCACTGCGCCGCCGTGATGCCCGTAGCGGTGTTGGTATCGTCGAGGATTGTCTGCGCCAAGGTGCGAACTTCGGCGTACGTCAGCGCAGCCACGGGTTACCCCCTCCAGAGTGCGGTGTTCGCGATGCGCCCGCCTTCGTTGCCATCGAGACGGTGGGGAGAATGCCCCACTGAGTCTGCGAACGCCGCGACCGCTCGGCGGTGCTGTTCGTCGCTCGCGATGGCTTCGAGCCGGCTGTCAGATTCCCGCTGCTGCGACTCGCGCATAGCGAGCTCGGCGACGGCGGACGCCTTCTGCACCTCGTCGTTGTGGAGGTCGCACTTGCGGACGTACGCCACGAGACGCGGGTCGTACGGGGCGAGCGGTAGACCGTTGTTGTCGCGCCACTCACCCCATACATACGGGACCAACTCGTAACGAGGGGAGGCCTCGGCCTTAAACCCCGCCGCCACTCGCATACGAATGCGGTTGGCGAGGAGCCACACATGCCGGTGCGGGTTGTAGGCCATACAAAATGTGCCCACCCCCGTCTCACGCGACACCTGTGCCGTGTACTCGTTGCGCCACCCGAGCGACTCCACCGCCCGGTAGGCGGCTTCGCTGATGGTCGGGGGCGCTGGAGTCTTGGTCAAGTCGAGGCCCATATCTTACCACCCGCTCGGAAGCGCCGGCATGGCAGCATTCAAGTCAGTGCCAATGAGCGGAGCGTACAGCACCTCGAGCCCGATGAAGAACTTGTCCTCGGACAATCCCGATGCGAAGGCAGCAAGCTGGACAGCCAGTTTCGTCGGCTGCTGTGGCTTGATGCCGGGATGACGAATCGAGAACGAGATCCCTGTCGCGGCGCCTGGGTTGAACGATGACGAGTCAGCCTTGGCGAACACGAGTGTCGTCGTGCTTACCGACAAGACGACGTATTCCGTGCCACCGAAGACGAACGCGTCGCCCGTGATGACGCCGGATGAAGAGAATGCAGCAGATGCACTCGTGAACGTGTGGGATGTGGCGCTCGCCGAGGTCGTCACTCCATCGCGGCCGGACGTGACGAATGTATCTGCCGGAGCAAGCGTGCCCTTGCTGGTCACGCAGTGGATGTATGCCGTCGCGACCGGGACAGTATCCTCGGGGATCGGAGTAGTCAGCAGGCGTGGGATCGTCCCATTGACGATGGACACATTCTGACTTACCGCCCCATGGGTCACCTTCCACGTAATGGTATCGGCCGTGTCGGATGAGCCTGACGTCCAATGCACCCTGAAGTACATGGGGTTGCTGTAGTCGAGGTCCATTGGCAGCGCCGTGACATGGCGGACAGCATGGGTCGCGGTATTGATTTTGATTCCAGAGAGCCCCGACGAGTTGATTTCGGCACCGATGTTCGCCGCCTGGACGAAGTTAGCCATCGACGACGTGACGTTCGTCCCGCCTCCATCTCCGACCGAGACGACCTTCTGCGTGGACGAGAAGACCTGCCATGGGAAGAACAGCGACTTCCACTGCCGCTTGATGTTGCGATTCAGAATCATAACAACTCCTTGAGTTTGCCCCCGTTGCCGGGATTCTAGAGAACGCCGGGCGGGTCAATCCCGCCCGGCTGATGCACTAGTTGGTTACGCGCCCGACGACGTGAGCGTGTAGTTGAGGTCGGTCAGCTTGCCGTGGACCGTGCGGCGCGTGGTGACCATGTTACGTTCGGTGATGAACGTAGCCTCGAAGTTGGCCTTGTTCGCCACGTTGCGGAGAACACGACCGTCCTCGTCCATGAAACCCCAGTCGTAGTCGACGTACTTCTTGAGGTAGTTCTTGTTGATGTAGAAGAGCTTCCCGTTCGGGCACTTCCAGTCGACGTAGAGCGGCGTCGGCTTGCTGGTTCCGCCCGAGAACGTGAGCTGCTGGAACCCACCCTTGAGCTGCTGCGGGGAGAAGCGAACATCGGGGAGGAGCAGCGCGATGTACTCACGGCGGATCGCCGTGCTCATCCAGAGGTCGCCACCCTCCTCGCCAGACGTGCGCGCCACATCATCGATGAGCTGCTGCATGAGGTCGAGCGTGAGATCACGGCCCGTGCCGCCGTTGCTCAGGACCGTGGACTTCCACCGAGGGTAGTTGCCCGTGTCGATGCCGAACAGGTTGTCGTCAGCATTGTTGATGATGTAGTCGAGGCCGAAGATTTCGTTGCCATACGACGTGCCCGTGGACTCGCCGAGGACCACGAGGTCGCCTGTCACAACCGTGACCGCGCCAGTGAAGGTCACGGTCTTGGTGGACACCGCGACGGACGAGACGACCGCGTACACCGGGGAGCCTGTGCCGGTGAGCTCCGCCGCCGTGCCGATGGCGAGGAGCTGCCCCGCCTCGATGTTCTCCACCGAGTCGAACACGATGTCCGCCGAGGTCGCGCCGGTCGTGACCTTGGTGATGACACCCGTGGTCGTGATACCGCTGATGTCCGTCCCCCAGAGCTGGCGGTGGAAGTCGTTCATGGCGGACTCCTTGAGCACCGCCATCTCGCGCTTCATCGCTGCCGCGAAGGCCGACTTGTCGCCCTTCTTGCTCTTGTCCATGATCTGCTTGGTGAGCTCGACGCGACCAGCCAGGGTGACCGTGGTCGCCGAGCCGTTGACGTTCGTCGAAGTTCCAGCCGTCGGGAGCGTGCCGGACTCGGCAACGCCACGGAACGACTTGTTCCGGTCGTACTGTACGGCCCAGATGAACTGACGACCACCCTCGGAGAGAGTGTCGAGATCCTCGAGGTTGTCGAGGATCGGGTGGGTCGTGTTGAGTTCGGCCGCGATGCCGGGCCCGTACACGTTCTTGAGGAGCGCGTCGTAGGTGGTAGAGGTCGTCGCCATGGTGTGTCCGCCTTATCGTTTCTTGATGTCGAGCATCTTGTCCGCCGCCTTAATGGCGTCGGCGAGGCTCTTGATTTGGGCCGTCGGTGCCGGCCCACTACGGGCCGGAGCAATCACCCGGGGTGCTTCCTTGACAACGCGCTGAGTGCCACCCGGTGCGATGAGCCGGGCAACTTCGTCGAAGGCTTCGGAGAGGTCTTTGCCGGCGTGAGCCAGTGTGAACGCGAGGCGCTGGGCCTCGGCGTTGTCCTTCAAGTGCGCGTGCTTCGCCAGAGACGAGTTGTACTGCGCCGTGAGTTGCGCCTCATGACGCTGCTTCTCGATGTGGAAGTTGGCCTGCTCCGCCGCTTTCGAGACGGGCGCAACCTTGCCTTCGAGAGCCGCGAGACGCCGCTCCATCTTTGCGGCTGCCCGCATTGCTGGGTCGGAATCGTCGAGGTCGAACTCCCACTCTGGCTCCTTCGGAACGGCCTCTGGCTTGACCGGCCCATTCTCCGAAACGAGCTTGAGTACTTGCTTCAGTACCGCATTCTCTTGCGCGACTCGCGCTGCCTCCTGGGACTTCGTCTCGTTGCCGAGCGCCTGCTTCTGCAGCTCCGCAAGTTTCGTCTTGAGCGACTTGAGCTCATGGCGCGACTCGGTGAACCGCTTCTGGAAGGACTCGGGGACGAACTTACGCTCCTCCTCTGACACATCGTCGTCAGCGTCGCTAGATGCGTCCTCGCCCGAGTTGTCGCTCTCGGTGGCGGTTTGCGTGGACTCATCGACTGCGGCGTCGGACGAGCCCGCCGCTGCGGCAGAGCCGCTATCGTCCTGAAAGTCGTTCAAGGTCACTCCTTGCGCGTGAATGCGCGCCTGGAGCGTGAGTCTCGCTTGAGCCGCCAGTCAATTATGCTGAGCGCGCGTACGTTTACGTGTGCCCTAGATTATTCACCACCTGCTGGGATACCGGGGCCTTGCGCGCTTTCTACTCCCGGCATAGCACCGCCGAGCGACGTCTTGATGGGCGGTGGCTGCACCATGCCAGCACCGCTATTTGGAGCGGGAGAGGCGCCGGGAGGAGCTTCGCTATTGGGCGGAGGGACGAGTGCCGCTTCCTGCGGGAGATACGTCTGCCACCACGGCTGACCCGACTGAGCCATCGACCGCCACCGCTCGTGCTCGGCAACGTGCGTCATGGCGCGATTGAATAGGTCTGGCTGCTCGAGCTGCGCCTGCCGCATCTGCACCGAGTGGAGCATCTTCTTGTGCTCATCGATGTGGACCTCGTGGTCCTCCGTCGGCTGCGGCGTCGAGTCACCGCCCGCCATAAGCACCGTATTCTCCTCGCGCGCGTAGGTGCGTTCGCCATTCGCGTCGTCCCCGTAAAGGAAGTCGAGCGAGCCGAACTCCATGTCCTTGCGGTACTGCCGCACTGCACTTGGGTCGGTCGGGGGGCCGTATCCACCCCGCTCGAACGCCTGGTTGGCGAGCTCGCGCTGGACGGTGAGCGACTTTGCGAGCATGGAGCCGGGCTCGATTCGGACGTCGGTCGAGTTGATGTCCTCGATCTGGAACGTCACCGCTTCGAGCTTCTTCGACTCGCCGAGGATGTGGACCGTCATGTCGATGGGCATGTACTCCTGCCACAGCTTGAGGAGCATGCTCCCGAGGCGCCGCATGGACGACTCGAGCTCGTTGACGATGGATCCGAGCTTCGCCGCTTGGATCTCCTGCTGGTACGCCATGGCTCGGCCGCTCTGCGTCGTGTTCGTGAGCACGCCCGCGTTGACCTCGATCATGCCGCTGATGCGCTCGATGTGCTCAATGGCGGCTTGCTCGAGCGCGGCGAACTCCGGCGACACGGGTGGGGGCGCAATGGGGGCCGGCGCCTTGTAGCCCTTGTTCACCATGATGACTTCGCCGGGCTCGTTCGTCAGCGCGCCGCCGTCGATGCTGCCCTTCTCGACTGCCCACTTCGGCGTGGCGTTCAGCGCGACCACTTCGAGGCGTCGGCTGATCTGACGGTTGAGCATGTCCTGCGCCGGCATGAGCCGAGTCGGGAGCCCCTGCCCGGCGAAGGCGCCGGGGGTCCGGTCGACGCGGAGGACAACGTAGGGGAGTTCGCCCTCGCAGGGCATCTCCTCCTCAGACTCTAGAACGTAGCCCTGGCACACGACCGCGTAGAGCCCCTTCTTGTAGCGCGGACTCTCGCGCTCGATGTAGGTCACCACCTTGCATCGGTCGACCTTGGATGCGTTCGCGCTCTCGCCCGTCACGAATGGGTCTTGCAGCGACGTTCCCGCCACAAGCGAGTCCCGGGTATAGGACGCCTCGGGGACGATGTGCTTTGCTGTCTTCGGCCACCTGAGCCGGACGTCGTCGATATGCATCCACGTCGTCTCGGCGACCCACCGACAGTCCTTTAGGTCGTGACGCTTCGAGCCGGGGTCGCGTGCAAAATACTGCGGGGGAACCACGGTGATGAGAGGCCACCCAGTCTGACGCTGCTCGACGGTGTCGGTCTGCACCTTGAGCGTCTCGCCTGTCTCGGGGTCTTCCTCCTCGGACTCCTTGGTGATGATGCTTTCAAACTCCTGTCCGCCCATCGGATCCCACTGTACGCGCATCACTCCGAGGCCGGTGATGGCGGCGAACTGGCACCACTCGTTTGAAAGTACCGGCATCTCCAAGTTCTCATAGAGGAAGTCGAGGAGCTTCTGGCACGCGCGTGCGCGCTCGGCATCATCATCTTCGGACGTACGCGGCGCCACGAGCCACGATGGGCGCTCCTGCGTCAGCTTCGCCACAAGGGTGTCGACCTTCGGGCGGATGTAGTTGAGCACCATCTGAGCCTGCCACGGCTCGGCGGCTTGCTGCGTCGTTCGGTCAGTGACCGTATCGTAGTCGACCCACTGGAAGCCGGAGTAGTAGGCCGAGTTCTCCGCCGCTTGGCGTCGGAAGAACATTGCCATCCGCTCGGACTCGTCTACCTGCTGGTCGACGTACGCCGCGAGCTTTCGCATCTTCTCCGGCTGCTGGTAGTCTGTGCTCGAGCCAGTGCGCTCGTAGGTCGCCTCGATTGCCGTGGTCATCCCATACCCCCTGTGGCGCCAAGCTGGTTCAGCATGGCAAGGATCTGACCCGTGCTCATCCCGGCTTCACGCATCTTTTCAATCATCTCGTTGCTCGGCGGCTCAGGCAGCATCTGTCCGCCCGAGGCTTTGGCATTGGCCATGGCGAGCGCGATGGATGGGCTCGTGGTGCCAGTGCTGCCATTGGCCCGAAGTGCTGCAAGGCGCTGTATCTGCCCAGACATTGCCTCGCTGACGCTATTCATACGAGCCCGAGCCGCTGCCGGAGCGATGATAGCGCCGCCTGCTGCGGCGACTGCATTGGCGCCATAACGGGCGGCTGCACTGGGTTAGGGGACTGACCAGCCCCGAGTCCTGCGCCTGACATCGGGGAGAACTGGGGTGACTGCTTCTGTGGCGTCGGAGCCTTCGACTGTTCTGAGCCTCCTAACCCGGGGAGCATCTTCAACAGGTCTGGAATCAGTGATAGCCAACCCATGGCGGTGCTTCTCCCATGCGCTGAGGAACTTCGGAACGAGGTGTACCGGAACGTCCGGTGGCTCGTCCTCGTCTGTTATACTGCCCATTTGCTTACCCTGCGAGCCTTCTTGCGCCTGTCAAGAGCCAAACGCCAGCTTGGCACCGAGGCCGGTGCATCTTTCGGCGCCTCCACTGGGGAGGACTGCCGGTGCGCTTCGAGCGCGAGCGCGAACCCCACGATGGCGTCGTCATGGCCGTCGGACCCGTGGTCCATGATGCCGTTTGCATCGTAGGCGAACTCCCTCATCTCGTCCTGTAGCCGGGCACTTTTCATTACCACGAGCCCCGCGCGCACGTCGGCCGCCATCGCTTCGAGCAGCGGCGTCCGCGTGGCCTTGCTGGTCCAGTAGCCCCACTCCTGCATCCACGAGGTCGACGATGCGTTGTTGAGTTGCGCCCGGCGCACCATCGGGACGTTCGTGTCGAGAAGCGCGCGGACGACCATCGGCCCGTGGTTGTTCGCCTCGGGGCACACGAGCCCGTGGTAGAGGCGCCACACGGCGAGCACCTGAAACCCAAGCTGGTCGGGCGGAATCTCGTTGCTGATGAACTCGGCGACTTGCTCTCGGCGAGCGCGGTCGAAGACTTGGATGCACGAGGAGTCCATGTCGCCGCCGCCACCGGACGCGATGTCGACGCCGATGGCGTAGCGCCACTGCCCTGGCTCAGGCTCGCGCCAGAACAGCCACGAGTCCCCCGGCGCGTTCGACGTGTCCTTGATGCTGCTGGCGTTGACGTTGAGCAGCCCCGCTGTGTGGATGGGCGAGTCCTCGACGCGGACCGCTTCGACGTGCTCTCGGCGGAACACGGGGCGACCGGAACTCAGGAAGGCGTGGTCGGGCGAGAGCGGGAACTCCTCGTCGAACTTCTCGAGTTTGCCGCCGAGCTCCTCGATTTTGCCGAGCGCCCACGTTACCTGGGACGGCGTCAGCTTGAACTTGACGGCGCGGTCAAACCACTCGCCCGTGATGCCCAGCTTCTGGTAGGCGGACGCGCCCTCGCCGTCGAGCAGCGCCTCATACGCCGCGCGCTCCTCGGGGTTCATCGGGGGCTGGTGCCGCATCGACGTATGCCACGGGAGAAACACCGGCTTGTACTTGGCGTTCGCCCGCTGCGCCATGTTCCACTGCCGGAAGAACACGCCTCGGGCGCCCTTGGCCGTGGACTCCATGACGACGAGCGTGCCCGCCTCTTCGGCGGACCCGAGCATGGACGAGAGCGGGTCGGAGCCCGACGAGCGAGCGCGCCCCATCTCCCAGAGCGCCACCTCGGACAAGTGCATGAGCGACGGCGACGAGCCACGCCCCTGGTCGCGCCCGCCCTGCGTCATCACTCGGAGCGTGCTGCCGTTCTTCCACAGCAGCCCACCGTTGACCGGCGTGGCGCCGAACGTGCCCTGCAGCGGCTCGGGGATGTAGTCGGCGTAGGTGCGGCAGATGCCGGCAATCTCGTCGGTCGCCTCCTTGACGTGTGCGATGGTCTGCGCCTTGTAGCCGGCGTTGTACGTCGCGCGGTGGTAGGCGATGGCTTGCACGAGCGTCGAGATGCCGAGCTTTCGAGACTTCAGCACCACGAGGCGCGCGGAGCGCCCGGTCGCTTCCATTTCGGCAATCTTGCCGTAGACGTCCACCTGTTCGCTGTTGAGCACGAACGGGACGAAGCGCCACATCGGGCCGTCCGCCACGCGGATGCGCAGCGCCACACGACAGAATGCCTCGAAGTCGAACTGGCACCGCTTCAGGATGGCTGTCAGTTTGTCATCCATCGTTCACCGGGCGGCTCGTTACGGCAGGAACCGACACGGTGCGGTCCTCCTCGATGGCGACTCGAGCGCGAGGCGCCATCGCGTAGAGAACGTGCGCGAGTTGCTTCGCGCGGTCGGGCTCGAACCCCCACGTCGTCTGTCCGTCGGTGAGTAGAACCATGCCGTCCTTGACGGAGGCTGTGACGTTACTGTCCATTTTTGGCTGCCTCGTACAGCGGGAGCACCGCCTTGTTGACCCACTCGATGAACTCCAGCCGCTCGAAGCGCAGCTCGGTGAAGCTCCGAATCTTCACTGGCTCATCGGCGTTCATGTCCCACGACAGGTGCATCACGCCGACCGAGACTCGCCCCTCGCCCATGTCCACGAGGTCGAGCTCTGTCTCGTTGATGTCGTCCCGCCAGCGGTCAGTGCGTGAGACGCTCATTTGTATTGCTCCCCCAGCGCGTTGAGCGCCGCCTGCAGTTCGTCTACGAGGTTCATCAGTACACCCCCGCCTTCTTCGCCGCGTCGAGCACGCGCTCAATCGTGATGCCGGGCGTGGCGACGTTCATCATTTCGCCGAGGACGCGTAAGACTTCGTCGCTGTCGATGATGCACACGCCGCACCCGGCGCAGTTCTCCTCGTCGCACACGTTGATGAACGCCGATGCCACGCCCATCTTGTAGAGCCGGTCGAATATCCGGCGCAGTTCTCGTTCGGCGTTCATGGCGCCACCCCGCCGCTCTCGACGAACGACCGCACCAGCGCGATGTTCTCGGGCTGCCATGCATCAACCGGCTGAGCGAGCACGCCGGCCGAGTACGCCTCCGTCTCCCGGTCGAGTACCAGGCGCAGTTCCTCGGGCTGCGCGGCGACAAGGAACGCGAGCAAGTCCTCGACCGTCGCGAACGCGTTCAGGCAGTTGCCGAACGTCAGCGTGTCAATCATGGCGTCACCTCATCGTCGTCGTCGTCCTGCTGGACTTCGTCGGGCTCGTGCTCCCCTGGGAAGCAGCTACAGCAGTCGTCTGCACCGCACAGGCGCTCTGGTCCACAGGAGTACCTGCGGCGGCGCGGGAGGTCGTCCATGCGCTCGGAGTCGGGCTCACGGTCGTCTTCGTCGTAGCTCATGTCAGTTCGCCTTTCCGATGATGAACTCGCGCTCGAGTTGCTCTGCCGAGTCGAAGCGGGCGACGAGCGCCTCGCCCTCCTTGGTGATGCTCCACAGCCCACCCTTGTTGACGACGAGTCCCTGCTTCACAAGGTGCGCCTCGGGGCGCTCGCGGTGCGGGTGCGCCTTTAGCCATTTCAGATACCGTATGTCTGATTTCGAGAACTCAATCATTTCAGCACCTTCTTTCCCTTGCGGTGGTATGGGGGGATGTCGCGCTTCAGGTGGACCCGGGCGTACTCGGCGAGGCACCGGGCGTCCGCGATTCCATCCTGGGGCACGCGCTTCTTGCCGGGGACGAGGTCCACGTCGGGCGCGTTGCGCCAGCACCAGTCGATGCTGAACCGCTTTGACTCACCCGTCGGGAACTTGCCGAGCACCTTCGCCTGCCACTTGCGCGCGGGGATCTGGTGGAGCGGCACGCCGGTCGCCGCCTCCCACATCGAGATGCTCCGGCGCAGGGACATGAATCCCGTGTCCATGTAGCCGGGGGCCTGCCCCTTATGGCGACGTGTCGCCGCCTTCTCGATAACGCCGTAGAAGGGGCCCATACCCAGGGGGTCGAGCACCTTCGCTGCCATGCGAATGTCAAACACGCCGAGGTAGCGGGGCGCGAGCTCGGAGATCACACACTTGCCGTTCTCGTCCACGACCACGATGGCGCCGAGCGCGCCGGGGTCGATGCCGATGAAGTAGATCATGCCCGCCTCACCGCGATGACCTGACCGACGTTCTTGCCGCTCCCCGCTGGGGCGAGCACCTTCACACCGTGTCGGCGCATGAACTCCTCGATGGAGCTCGTGGCGCGGGCGACCTCCTCCGCTGCGTGCCGCGTGAGCACCTCGGGGTCGACCACCTTTTCCTTGCCCACGGCGGACTTCACCGATGCGACAAGCCGGGGCTTTTGCCGCTTCTCTGGCTTGCGCACTTGTGGGCGGCCCACGAGTGGCTTCGGCGGCTCCACGGAAGCTAGCTTTGCCACTGCAGCCACGTTACGGCGGATGGCGGCATGGACCACTGGCTCTGCCGCCTTGAGCTTTGCACGCATCTCCGCGTTGGCTGCGTTGGCTTTGGCGAGGTTTGCAAGCGAGTTGGCTTTGCGCTCCTCGGGCGTGAGTTTGAGCCCGAGCTTCCACCGACGGAGCGCCTCTCCGGTGCGGGGCGCCTGCCCGGTGCGCGGCTTGTCGCTCGCCTTGCGCTTCTCGCGCAGGCCTTTGCGGACCGCTTCGGCGCGCTCGTGGTGTAGCCGGGCGCGCTCGAGGCGTTCGTCGAGTGAGATGCCTTCCCAGATGTCGGGGCGGTGCTTTTCAAATACTGGCACCAGCTTCGGGTGGTACTTGCCGAGGTAGGCCAGCACGCGCTCCTCTCCCCACGACGTAATCCACAGGCGCCAGCACCAGGGGTTCTTGCCGATGCCGATGATGGCGTGGCGAGGGCCCTTCTCGATGCGAGCTTGTCGCCGAGCGTAGCCAACCAACACGTCGGAACATCCCAGCGATTTTGCGATGAAGCTGTCAGATACGAGCCCGAGCGGGTGGCAGCCCCAGTCGACGTTACTGAGCGTGGTCTTCGCCATCAGCCACCCCGGCCTTCACCGGGCGGGACGTCGCGCGGAAGATGATGTTGCGGAGCACGGACTCGCGGGAGATGACCTGCACCGGGTAGCGGCGCCGGACACGTTCAACGTGCGCGTCGAGGCGCGCGAGCAAGCCGTGGGGAATGCGAAAGGTGAGCGTTCTCATGGGTTCAGCCATGAGTCCATGCTTACATGGGTGCAAGCATCATGCAAGCTACCCGGTACGTTTTCTCACCGTGACGTGGAGGTCGTCCGTGGGCCCTGTGCGCTCGGGCGCCGCCTCGACCAGTGAGAGCAGCGCGTCCAAGTTATGCCCGGTCTGCTCGACCATGAGCGGCGAGAGCATGGCAAGCTGCTGGGTCCGAATCTTCGCCAGTGCCAAAGCTCCGGCGTAGGCATCCTTTCCATCCACGGCACCGGAGGCCTCGGCGTTGAGCACCGCCTCTTCGACGTCGAGGGCGGCGCGCACTCTCAGCTCGTGCCGCGAGGGGGCCTTGCCCGACTTCAGCGCGGCGGACAGCAGCTTGCTGAACTGCTCGGGCACCTTGCGGGGAAGGGCAATCGCGTCGGGAATCACCGGGGGCTGCAGGGTGGTCTTGCTCATCCCCAAAGCCTACACCACCCACGCTCAGGGGCATTTACTTTACAAACGCGCCACCGAAGTACGGGCTATTCTGCAAGCACCTTGCTGTCGTGTAACTCCCCGTAATCACACGTTGGCCCAGGAGTTGCAATTATAGTACTATACTTAACAGGCCCGAAAGCCCAACGGGCTGAGGGCACCGATCCAGCAGAAGCCGGCAGCCCGGGTACCCAGGCCGACGTCCGCCTTGACGGAGCCGCTACACCGCCCGTTGAAGTCCGAGAGGGTTCCCGCCGTTTTTTCTCTCTTTCTTTTAAAAGGGGAGGAACAGGAGCCAGACCACGGCTCATCTCCGACGTGGAGATCAGGTGCCACCGATCCTCCGCAGCCACAGGCGTATGGGCGAGCCGAGCCCCGAGCACAGCAACAAGAGAGACAGCCGCCGGAAGGTCGCAGCCGACAGCAACACCTCGACGAAGCTCGGGCTGGTGAGGAGCACGGCGTAGCACGGCAGGAAGCAGGGGCGAGGAGGAAAGGGAGAGGGAGAAGGTCAGCTACCGAAAAGAGGGGTAAGAGTGGGAGGGGGCGGAACCTGATTTTATACAGGTGCCCCCCTCGAACTCGAGCCCTGCGACCGGGTGCCGCGTCGAGCTGTAGGCCCAGCCCGTCACACGCCCCGCATAGCGTGCGCTCCTTCTAACTACGCACGGCGCACCACGCGCCGCCCACCATGATGCACCGCCCGAAGAGACAACTGCCCGTAACCATTGGTGACAGCACGTCGAGCCCGCCGAGTTTACATAATGACTCTTATCGGATCGTGTACGTAACAGCCTAGAACCATTGATGGTTTCCCGAGTAGCAGAACGGAGCCTCTGCCCGATGTCCGTTTTGACCGCCCGTGTTCAGTACCTAGAAGGACTGCAGAGCATGCCGGACAGCCGAGCACGAGCCCTTGCCCGGTAGCTGTCAGGGCGCCCGCCAGGCAACCGGCATTGGTTAGAAATGGTGACCGGACGGTCATCTATCCCCCCCTTCACTTCTGCCCGTCATCCTTCCCCACCTTGAGTGTGTATTTTCTCTACACTTCCGGTCCTCCCGTCCTGAGCCGAGTCCGTGACCTTGACTTAAGCTCAGAACGCTCAAAACGGACATTTCCGACATGCTCCAAGTTGCCCTGTCAGCCGTTCACCCGATTTACCCCGAGCAATCACGGCGAGTTACGAACAATCGCCGCATCGCCCCAAAAAAATGATGGACATCGGAGCCGTCGACCGATGGAATGCCGGTGTCCCTAGCCGCTCGCCACAGAGCAAAGGAGCCCGCCATGATTACCTACACGATCACTTCTGACCTTCTGACAACTACCATCACGACCGGCGCTAGCCTCCGTGAAGTCGCCCGCCGGATCGCGGACTACATGGGCCCCGAGCTGCGGTGCGTGACTACCACGACGCTCAACTGGGGTGAGCCCCACGAGTCGACGGTGGAACGGACCGACGGAACGCGGGTTATCATCACCAAGAACTAGGCCCCGCTCCCGCCCTAACCCGGCGGGAGCATCCTCCAACCTTGACTGACCCGCCACAGGGTCAACGGAGCATCCCATGGACTACACCGCTCTTACACGTCTCGTACTTATGGAGGTTTGGCCGTGATTTACCCTAACGACTTGCGGCGAATGGTCGCAGTGTTTGACGTCAACGCAGACGGAGAGACATACATCGATGAGATTCTGACCTTGGGCGCGATTCGGTTCTACAACGAGGACGATGCCGGCATGATGGACGCCCTTGAGCGGCTCATCGCTGGCGAGCGCGAAATCATGCTCGGCCAAGGGCGCGGCATGCGCCTCGCCACGGCTGCGGACGTCGACGCGTACTAGAACGGAATGTCATCATCCTGGGGGCTAGGACGGCCCCCTGCGCCCGCTTGGGCGTTCTGCGCTGTACTGACGCCCCCGCCGGCATGGACGCCCCCAGAAGGGCCCGCAGGCGCCCGCACGGAGCGGTCAGCGAAGCGAGCTTGAAACGCCAGGATGCCGACGGCATAGCGTTTCTGCCCGGTGGTCTTGTCTACCCACGATCGCTGCTCCAGCTTGCCTGTAACCTCGACGATCGATCGCTCTTTGACATGCTCGGCTGCCCACGCGCCAGCCTCGCCCACTGCGGTCACGTCGAAGTAGTGGCTCTGGTTATCCCAGGTGCCATCGGGCTTCTTGGTTCCGGCCGAATGAGCCACTCGGAACCGCGCCACGGGCTTTCCTGACTGCGAGGTCACGATTGTGGGCAGGTCGAACACCATGCCGTCGATGATGACTTGGTTCACGGACATGGACGCCCCCTCATGCCAGGAGCTTTGTCAGCTCGGCCATGGTGCCGTTGAAGTGATTGAGGTCGAGGTCGCCGTCATAGATGGAAAGACGCCCCTTGTTCGTCCACTGCCGGAGGGTCCACGCGTTGTGGCCAGGTGGGAGCGTGGGGGGCGCCTCTGGGTGCGAGTAATCGACCGTCCAGAGCAGGTAGTCGGCGTCGATTCGGCCCGCGACGTGCTCGGCCCAGAAACTCGGCCCGCTGTAGAGGAGCGGCAGTCGCCCGTCATTGTCCCGAAGTCGGCGGAGGAACGCCCCCGCCCAGGTTCGGAACGCCGCATCGGGGAGCGCGTTGTGCTTCTTGTGCCACTCGAGGTCGAGCGCGTAGGGCAACAACTTCATCCCCCGGGCGAGGGACGCCCCCCGCTCGCACAGAATGTCCGCCTGTTTCACCGGGTCGAGGTCGACGCGGCCGAAGTGATAGAAGCCCACCGCGATGCCCCAGGTGTGAAAGAGGCTCGTCTGCTCGGCAGCGTACTTGTTTGAGTCCTTCTCCCCCTCGCTCACCTTGACGTAGGCGAACGCCACCTCGGAGCGCGCGAAGTTGCGCTCACTGAAGTGATCGATGGGCTGCCAGCCAGAGACATCGATGCCCAGGGGTCTTGGCGCGGCAGCAGAGACGCCCCCAACGCGCTTCAGGGTGTCCGGCCCGAGCTTTCCATCCTCCGGCAGCCCCACGAGCCGCTGGAGCTCCGCGACACGGGAAACGAACGCGAGCGGCGACGAATGCCACGCCACGCGCAGCGCCTCGGGGAGTTGCTCGACGTGCCACAGCTTGCCGGCAACGGACGCGTTGTACTCGCTCGCGGTCATGGGCGCCTCTCAGGTCAGGGGATAGGGGCTGCCTTCGGGCAGAACATCGCACGCAGGAACCGCCCGACTTGAGCGGCCAGTTTCCCGCCCGAACTCGCCGGCTGAGCCGTCTCGAGGACGACGCCCGACGTGTCGCAGAGGGCCAGGGTGGTCGCCGGGGTACAGCCGACGATGGCCACGAGCAGCAGCGCCGTCAGGAGCACCGATGCGAGCGCCACTACGGCCCCTTTGATGATGAGCCGGGTTGCTGCGTGGCACGAGCACGAGCACGAGCTTCTGAGGCGGTCCCGCTCGGCTAGCGCGAAGGCCTGCGCCTCCGCGCGATCCTTGAACCCGGGCGGCCAGTAGGCGCCGGGTCGAGGGACAGGGTGTGCATCGGTGTTGCTCACGGGGCGTCCACCCGCGTCACCTCGACGTGGGGCTCGACCTTCGGAGTGCCCGAGGCCTGCCCCGGCGCGGGCGTGAACCCGAGCCCGAGCACAAGGAACGTCAGCACCGTGTTGGCTTGCTCCTCCGACATGCCCCAGCTTCGGAGCTTCCACACGGCCACGACGGCGCCGGCCATCACGAGATAGGCGGGGTTTAGCTTCACGACGCCCACGCCGCCGCGCTCGGAGCCACATCGTGGAACACGCCCGCAATCATGGGTACGTATGCAATCTCGACGCCCGTGATTGTGGGCGCATTTGATGCCGTCGCTCCGGTCAGGTACAGCCCTGCAGCCCAGTTGCGGCGCGTTGTATTCGTGAGTGTCAGGCTACCAGCGCCGCTAACGCATGCCTTTGATGCCATAGGTGCTGTAGTGCTCGTGTTGGGAATCGGAGTCGTGAGCGCCGTAGTGCTTGACGGGTCTGTATTGAATGCCTCGGCCGTTCCATCGTTGTTCGACAGGTTCGTCTTCAGCAGAAACGCGTTCGTTGCTGTGCCGGCTGCGATGAAGTGAACCCGAAACTTGATCGGGAATGACGGATCAAGGTCATATGGCGGGACGAACAGGCATCCGACATATTCACCCACCGCCAACGTGATCACACCACTTGAGATTGAACCGCCTGCGGCGCCGACCGACCACTCGTTGGCGCGGATGAACAGGCTCCGGTAGGTGCGCGCGATGTGGCGCTCGTTCATGGCTGGTCGAGTCATGGCTCACCCCCTAGCGACGAGGACGCCGCTATCTTCTTGGTATTGCTTGCAATCTGCATCTCCAGGACGGAGAGGCGGACTTCGTGGCGTTCGATTCGGTCGAGAGCCGCTGGGAGGCGCTCAAGCACCGCGAGTTGCCTACCGACCGACAGCGAGATGGTGATGATGGTCAGCAGCGCCGCCAGAAGCCCCGTGATGACGGCCCACCAGATGGGAATGAGCTTAACCACGTTGTTGCCTCCAAATGGCCGCGAGAACGCGCCCGGTGCTCGTTGCGGTGATGGCGGCGCAGTCGGTGTATAGGACTGGACCTTCGCGGTTGGCGTAGTGCTCGGCAGCGAGTATCTCGGCTGCAGTCCAGCCACCTTTACCGTGACGGTGCGCTTGAAGGACGGCGCCGAACTGCTTTCCGGTGTTGAACCGGTGAAACTTGCTCCGGCACTGGGCGGACGCCCGCGCGACGGCGTGCGATTGCCCCCTCCCCCGTGGCGCGACGTAGACACGGCGAACGACCCCCAGCCCAAGTGCGTGTTGCACTCTAGCCGATCCGAGCCCAGCCTGCGACGTGACGATGTCCACCGGGACGTAGGAACTTGATAGCCTCGACAGCGAGTTGCCGTGTTTTGCTGCTCCCTCGACGGCGTCTACGTCAATGACGATGCTATCCCACCCGCCCGTACGGCGCCCGGTGTCGCCGAGGTACAACGCCTTGCCGCTCCACTCCTCGAGCGAGGACATGTCCATGTGCAACCCCACGTCGAGGCCTTGCGCATGGAACAACTGCGCCACACCGACGAGCATGTCCTGCCGGCGGTCGAGCCCGCGCAGTCCGCTTGCCGGCACGAGGACGCGGTTGACGCCGTGGCCCTTGAGTATCTCAGCCGTGCGCATGATGGCGCTCGATGCCCGGTGTAGGCACTGCTGCGGCGTGAGTAGGACGGCAATCACGCTCGCTTCTCCAGGCGGACGCGGATGGCAGTGATGGTAGCGGCAGGAACCTTCGACGGGCTCGTGGAGCGGATCATGCCGCCGAAGTTGTTCCACAACGCTGCGAACAGCCGGGAGGGAGTCATGCCCACGCGTTCACCCCACTTCCATAGGGTATCGTGACAAAACCCGTCGATCCCGAATGGCTCTCCGCCGATGACGTCTTCGAGGTTGCCCGTGTATGGCTCGGTGCGGTGGCAGAGCTCGTCGAGCGAAGGCCTACACCACTCGATGAGTACGCGCAGGATGCCGCTGTTGCTCATGCCGCTCGACGTTCGGAAGTGCGAGAGCTTCCGCGACAGCAGCGGGTCCACGCGCAACTCAAACATGGTCTGCGCCGCTTTCGAGGTGACGGTCACGGGTGCGACCTTCTCCGCTGAACGCGCCTCTATCAACTCCCGCCACGATTCCGATGCTGCTCTTGGACGTGCCATGTGACCTCTCAGCCCCACCATACCCCTACTCGCTGCATGCGCAAAGGGTTTCACCTCCAACGCAACGCAAGTACACTGCGTGCATGGACTTCTCGAAACGATACGCTGGACCTCGACGTGGCGCCCGAGAGCGCCTCCGACTGCGCCTGTGCGACTTGCACGCGTACGCCCTTCGGTGCGGGTTCACCCAGGCGGCGGTGGCGCAGACCATGGGCATCGCTGACGGCGAGTATCTCGCACTCCGCGATGGGCGTGGCATCGTCCGCCGGGCGCACGTTGCTGCCGCTGAACTCGGCCTCGGGCTGCGCCCCACCGCTGCGCAGTACATGCTTCAACGGTCGGACCGGCGCGTGGTCTTCCGTAACGCACCGCTGGTCGGTGATGCTGCAGAACTCGACGCCGCTCGTAAGGAAGCGCGTGAGGCCAAAGCCATAGCGGAGCACGCAATCGCTCAGCGGCTACGCATGACGGCCCATATCAAGGGACTGCGCGCGACCATCAAGGAACTGCGCGCCGAGGTCAAAAGCGTCGCCGGGTTCAAGCAGCGTATGGACTGGGAGGCAAACAAGCGTCGGCGGCGCATCGAACAACTCGAGTATCAACTTGAACTCGCTGATCGCCAGGCGGCACCGAAGCCGCCGACAGCTACTCGACGTCGCGTAGACGAGCTGCGAGCAACCGTACTCGCTCACGAGGAGTTGACTGCTCAAATACTTGATGAAACGCGGTCGCGTCAGGTGTCTCTGGACGAAC